TTTAGCCTCAATCTGAGCCAATCGTTCAGCCTCAACTCTTTTAGCCTCAATCTGAGCCAATCGTTCAGCCTCAACTCTTTTAGCCTCAATCTGAGCCAATCGTTCAGCCTCAACTCTTTTAGCCTCAGCCAATCTCTTAACTTCGATTGCATCTGCCAATTCTTTGGCCTGTCGTTCAACCATTTTGTCGTATTCATGTTTACGATTTATTAAAGTTTGTTTTAACAAATCAACAGACATTCGCAACAAAGCTTCACTATCTCGCACCAAATCAACATCATATTTATTGATGATAGCCAGTTTTTCGCTGGTTTCCCGTGCGTTATTATCCAACCTTAACCCTAAGTTAGATAATTCTGTTTTCATTAAAGACATGAAATCCTTTGACTTCCCAGCGATGGTTTCTAACGCCATTTGATTTAAATCAAAACTTGATTTATAAACGACATGAGCTTGCGACTTGCTGATTAATTTAGTGGCATTTTCAACGAAGTAATTAATTGCATCGTCTTTGATTTTTTGCTTCGCATTTTGGACGTTTTTATTTGCTAACAGCCTTTGCTCACGGCTATTTTCAATCGTAAAACCAACTTTATCAATGCCTGCCAATTTAATTAGTCTTTGCTCAGCTATTTTTAAAACGTCCTCTCTTTCTTTGAGTTCTTTAATATCCTTTGATATTAACTTAATATCACCATCACTGGCAATAACAAGGCCTTTAACTGTCATTGCCTTATCATTAGTTGTAGCGATGAAATCGTTTAGTTCCTTTAAATCGTCCAGTTTTATAATTGCTATTTCTCTCATTTCTAAACCTCCTGTTTTTTAAGTTGTTGATAAGCCTTTCTAGTGCAATTTTTCAATTCAAGCGTACTACAATACCTATTGCCGCTTACTTCATAAATGCTTTTTTTATGACATTGATATTCTTTAGCATTGCCTATGTTTTCTTGTTCAGCCTGTTTTCTTAATGTTTTTGCTTTTCCGCCGTTCATTTTTTTACTCCTTGTTTTGCAAACTTTTATTATGTAACTGTGGGTCTATTTAATCTATCAACTACTTTCATTAAAAGCTCTCTATCAGTGTCTATTAAACCCTCTATAGCTTGCCACTTAACATGAAATGCTTTAACTTTATCATCATTTTTTTTGTAACTAAAATTTCTTTAGCTACCTTACTAATTTCATCATAACTACTATCTGTAGCACCACCAGCTACAGCTTGCACAAACTTAACAGATACTAAAATTTTATCTCCTTTCATTTTGACTCCTTTTTGTGAATTTCTAAAAGTTCCGAAAAAGACAAAATTATCTTTTCCATTTTTTCGATGTATTCGTTATCACGCTCAACGAAAATAATCAATGGCTTATAGTCTGGGTGATAAGACATGAACCACCAGCCATCAGCCCCAGTCGTCCAGATTGAACCCTGGACTTGGGGAATGTATTTTTTTGGCATTTGGTCGTTAATAACATAACTAATATGATTGCCCAATTTTGGGCATTTAATCTCTAAACCTGTCATATATTGAACGCTACCATCTTCAAATCCGATCGGTGGCGGTTGTGGAGTATCCATACATGGATATGCTGCGATCAATCCATCGGGGCTACAAGCAATAGCCTTGGTGCTGTCTTTGTACACCATGCCTACCTCATGAGCCTCTTTGCCTTTTATCGCCTCAAAAAACAACCTCGCCTTTGGCTCTAACTCATTGCCCCTTGCCATGTCATCGCTGCAAAAATTGTCCTGCTGCTCGCCCGTGATGTGTTCAGCAATTAACTTGCCCATGTATTCATTTGCACTTGCAGATTTTGAGCCGCTTGGTGTGATGAGTTTGCTAAACTCAGAGGCTGTAATAACGCCAAGCTTTGCCTTTAGCCATTCATCGCTACCTTGTTCAACGTTTAAGATTAAGTCTTTATTTATCATTGTTCTGCACTCTTTACTTCTCTCGCAAGTTTTGCTAAACTTGTGATTATTTCGCTTGTTTTTTCATGCACTCCATCGATTGATGTTGCTTCATACGCTATTGAATTTAATATTTTTCTCGCATTGTCAAGAGAGGTTATTAAAATAATGCGTTCGTCTTGTTCCTTTCTTGCTATTTCTTTTTTAGTCATCATAATTCTGCCTTGTTTTTAAGCAACTCAGGGTTTTCATAGATATTGCCAACGACTGAATAGTGTTCTACTATTTCGCTAAGTAGTCCATACTTTTCGCCATTCTGTGCATCTTTGCAAGACCAACAAGCACCTTCTGCCGACCACTCTACAACTATCTCTGCGTCTAATCCTGAAAATAAAATATCGCACTCGTATATCTCAATTCCGTTTTTGTCTTTAAGACCTGTGAATTGCATTAAAAATTTAGATTTGTCTTTCATCAATCTAAGCAAATGACCGCCAATATATACATCTTTAAATGCTTTTTTTGGATTAAAATATACCATTTTTTTATTTGTTTCATGCCACGCTCTAAACTTAATTTCTCTCATTATCTTGCTCCTTTACAATTTCGTAATCGCCATTCCAAACTATCATATTTCTTTTACAAACAATGCCGCTACGGTTTCCGCCAAGTGTTGAAATGTCAACTTTGATAGGCTCACCCGTGTAAGCCTGTTGTAAAATCACAAACTCCTGACCAATGCAATCGTTATACCAAGCATTTTTATTTAAAGAAGATTTGCTAGTAATTTTAATTCTCATTGTCTTGCTCCTCGCTTTGACTTTTAACGCCATTCATAAATACAACCGCTTCTTGATATTGTGTTGAATTAATATCTTCCCACTTATCGCACTTTAAATAATCGAACAATGGTATTAACTCAATGTTTAAAGTGTCTGACATTTCCGACAATTCTTTTATTTGCTTTTTGTTGATTTTTTCAGACTTGCTGTAATCTTGGTTTATATCGTAAACTTCAACGACTTTCTGCAAATCATCGTCTAGCCTTGGTATGTATCTAATTGCATCTAAAATTGCAGATTTGGCTGTCATGGCTTGTGTGTGATCGTTCCATGTATTGCTTGATTTTGAAAAACGACGATGAGTAGAAACAATGTCTGCGTAATGATGAAAACTCGTTGAAACTTCATTTTCAATATTTTTTAAAACGACAAAACAGCCCGTATATTCGCCTCTATCGTTAGCCTTTACTTCCCAAGATTTAACTATCGGCACATCGCTTGGAATGCCAGAAAATTCAATTGGATATTTTTCATAAGTATGGAAAACATCAACAGATTTTATTGCTTTGCTTCTAACCAAAATTAAAATTAAAGCGTGATATGAAATTTGAATGTCAGGCATTGTCAGCCATTTTTTGGCTTGACTTTGCATAGAAATGTTAATACCTCTTGTTTTTATATAAACCAACTTTTTGCCTTTGGCAATGTCCAAACCAAGCTCATTAATAAATTTAAACTGAGTTTTTAACTCGCTAATAACACGTCTATCTTGAGATGTTGTAACGCTCGCAAATTTTTGATCAACAGCGGCATAATTCAATAAATTTTCAACTTGAGAAGTTGGATTTATTGTGCTATTTATTTTTAATGTTGATATTGCCAATTCTAGCAGTTCTTTTTTTATGTCTATTTTTTGTGTTTCGCTCATAATTTATCCTTTTATTGTCAAATTCCAAAAAAATCAACTAACCACAAAACAACAAAGCACGACGCAATTATTGCTATTATTATCGTTGCTTGTTTTGTTGTCATTTCCTCGTGCTTTTTATAATCAAAACTCATATTTCCCCCTTATTATTTTATTTTGTTTAAAGTAAATCAGAAATAGTTTGATTTAATTCAGTTGCTTTCTTTTGAAGATTTTTTTTAATTTGCATTAAAGCTTTGTCATCGTAAACTCTTTTTTGTTTTAAAGTATTTTCTAAAAGATAAAAATCAAGAATAAGCCCATCTCTTCTGTTATCATCGTTATTTATTTTGTTGATACCCGTAAACAACAAAGCCATTGCTTCCCCAATCGATATTTTTTTGTTTTCTTTCATTCCTGAGCCCTCTTTATCCTATCATCATCTATTTTATTTGTTATTAAACTGCCAAATGGTGCACTCCAAACGCCCGTTAATCTTGCCTGATTATCAAAGACTAAAGATAATTTTCTGCAAATCCAAACCGCCAATTTGACGGCTTTATTATCTGATTTTGCGTGGATATAAAAATCAATTTGAACAATGTATCTTCTATTTTTCATTTTTCACACCCTGATTTAATTGACAGTTATTGTCATTTGTTGCCATTTTATTACTCCAAAAGCACTCAGGGTGTGTAAACACAAAAACCATCAAAATTACTCCGAAAACCATCAAAATTACTCCGAAAATTAATTTTTTCATTAGTGAAAACCCCCATCATTAACACCATTCTCACGATGTTTACGTGCCGATTCAGACTCACTCAAAACACCATGCAAATCGTCCTGCTCTTGCTTTGCTTCGTCTTGCAATTCTTGTGCTTTTTCGTTGATTATGTCTTCGTTATGATCCATAAACAACTTCATCATTATTTCACCAAGAATGCACGGGCTATTTATGATAATTGCTTCTGATATTTTCCTTTCGATTTTTTCCAAATTCATAGCGTAAAACACTCTTAAATATAAATTGTCTGCATCTGGAATTGCATCGTGTCCAAGACTCTCTAAGATGTCTATTTTTTTGAGTGCTATCAGGTCTATTAGTGCTTGGTGTTGGTGTTCGTTTAGTGTCATTTTTTGCTCCGTTATTTTTTAATGTATTCATTGTGTATAGCTTCAATATTAAATAAAATCGCTAATAGACACAATAATGAGACCAAATAATTACCTGATATAATTAAAATTGCAGTCATTATCAAAAGTCCACTCAAGCAACCAAACAAAATAATGCCTACACATAAAAGACAATGCACCTCTTTTAAAAGTGCTGCATGTTTTTTTATCCAAAGTTTTGTTTTGCAAATTATCATAATTTCCTCTTATTGTTTGTTTTAAAGCCACCTGTGTAGTGGGAAAATGCAACCTCATAAAGGGTTAAGTTGCCAAGCCCCATGGAGTTTTTAATTCTGAATTAGGGTAATAGGTTTTTTACAAAACATACATTCGTCATTTTCTGTGGGTTTATTATTTTTCCCACATGTTCTTGTATATCTCATGCCACACGCACTTTTAAATTCAACTCTTAAATGTGGTAATTTTTTATCAGTTCGTTTGTATAAACATTTATCCATTTTATTCTCTCTATAATTCCAAGTAAATCTGCTTGGTTCAGTTTGAGCTATCGCTCTTTTATGAACTAGTTTTTTAATTCATATAGAGAATTATACATGTATTTTTGATAATGTCAAACACTAATTATTATTATTTTTAAAAATAATACTATATAATGTATTTTTAAACCAAAAAAAAAAGGACAAAATGACATTAAACGACATACACGCAGATAAGAATTTAAAAGCGACTGAACGCCGAATTTTCCTTTGGCTCACTGATAATTACAAAAAGGGGATTGAGTTTTATATCACTCATAGAAACATTGGGAAAGCGACTTGTGTTAATTATATAAACCTCCACGGTTATATATCTAATTTAGTTGAAAAAGGGTATTTGAAAAAAATAAAACACACCGATTTACTTGATAAATGTAATTCTTACATTATTTTGAAATAAGAGTAATAATGGCGTTTAGATTTGGTAAAAAAAACCTTAAATTAAAATGAAAAAATCTCACCCACCATTTGTTTTAATTCCATTTGAAATGTTGACAGATAGTCGTCTCACTTTAAGACAAATAAAAGTGCTAATGGCGTAAAGCAAATACCAATCTTGCACGAATGAGTAGGCAGATGATAAGTGAATTACAAAAATGGGGGGGGTAAAATGAATTTTTTTGATGTTGACTATGAAAAAATCGTTAAAAACGAGGCTAGACTGATAAAAAAAATAAAAAAGCAAGCGGAGAAACTGGTAGAAGCTGCCATCCCTTATTGGCATTGTGGAGATGGTATGGGTGGGTGTGTTCATGAAATTATAGACAAAATAGCTGAACAAAAAGAATTACCGTGTTTAAAAAACCATATATCTGAAAAGACTGCAAAAAAAAAAGATAGGACAATCTTTAAGAAAGAAAGTATTTGAGAGAGATTTTTATAGATGTAAATTTTGCAACACACACATTGATTTATGTGTTGATCATATCAAACCTGAAAGCAAAGGCGGAACTCTCGATTTGAATAATTTGCAAACATTATGCAGGTCTTGCAATTCTAAAAAAGGCAACAAATGAAATACACTCTATACATTAATCAATTAAAGGCTATAGAGTTAGGAATAACCAATTTAAATCAAGCTCATATCTTTGACCTGCTGACAACTGCATCATCATGGGCGAGCGTTGAAATTATAAATAATGAGTATTTTTATTGGGTATCACGGCAGGCAATATGCCGTGAATTGGTTTTGTTAAACTTAAAACCAGACACGGTTTATAGACATTTAAAATCATTAGAAAAAATTGGGCTAATAATTTACAAAAAATTAAACAAAAAAGACTGCGTAAGAATAACAAAAAAGGGGGGGAAATACCTCTCAAATACAACTAAAATTACTATGTCGGAAATGAATCCGAAAAGACTCGGAAATAAATCCGAAAAAGGCTCAAAACTCGGAAATGAATCCGAAAAAGACTCGGAAATGAATCCGACATATCAAACAACTAGTATTAATCAACTAAAGAAAAAAAGTACAAAAAAGAAAATTACAATCTATTCTGAAAAAGTTTTGAATTTCATACCCACTCAAAAAACGGCAATTACATTTCAAAATAAATACCCATTACTTTTAAAAAAAGATTATTTAGAATTACTTGAACAATTCAAAGACCAAGCGTTGAATCGAAAACAACCCTTCAAAGATTTAAACGCAGGCTTTAGAATTTACTTAAATAAAGGATATGTTGAGCCAGTCAAACAAGTAGTCAGAAAAAACAAAATAAACTCATTTAGAGACCTTGGCGACACTGTGAAAGCAAAACAACGAGGCAATATAAAGTCAGGTTTACCAGAACAAATATTAATCAATTAAAAATAATAAAATAATGCTTGACATTATCAAAAATACATGTATAATTATCTACATGAATTAAAGAAATTCAACTGAAACCAAGCAGAACTTGGGAATTATGGAGATAATAAAATGACAAATTTAGAAAAATTAGGATTTACTACTTTGATTGTTAGAGCAATTAAAGCTGAAAATGAAAATGGACACGGCTTAATGAGCGATGATGAAACTAACAAGCGACTACTTAAAGCGTTTGATGCAGTTAATAAAGAATTACTGACTGATGAGAGACTTATTCGACACGTTAAAGATGGTGCTACTTTTTTAGAGAAAGCGTTTGGACTTGATAATTATCACGAAATAAGAGATGCTGAACAAGGTCGCTATTTATAAATAAACTCCATGGGGCTTGGCAACTTAACCCTTTATGAGGTTGCATCTAATTTAACTCAATAAAAAAAATGCACACATCATCACCAAAAATTGACTTTATCGAAATTGCCTCGGATATTGCTGAGTGGATCGAACGCAATTACGGTTATTTTGTCAATGCAAAAAGTGAGGAGTCCAAAATTGTTCAAGATTTTGCAGAACAATTATCAAGATTGCCAGTGGGTGCAATGTCATACATTCAACAAGCTAAAAATAATTTTATCGATAGAAACTTTAGTCGCCCACCATTACCCACCCAATTTATTAATGAATTGAGAATTATTTTTAATCAAAATAGAGTATTGCCCAAGCCCTTTTTAAGAATTAAAAGGCAAGCAGATAATGATAATTTGGGTTTTATTTGTGTGCAACTTTTTCAAAAAAATAACGATTTTGATAAAGTAAAATTTATCGAAAATTTATCAAAAACTGGTCAATTAAAACCTATTAAAAAATTTCCCATTATTAAAATGATGGAAAAAATATTACAAAAAAACGGCTATCAAAACGAAAAAATAAGAGAAATAATCAACTCATAGCAATAATAAACCAAAATCAAGATTTTAGAGTAAAGAAAAATGACATTACAAGAACTAGACAATTTAAAAAAGGAGTATAAATTATGAAAGTCCCAATATCAAATAAAATGCAAAAAGAAAAAATTTTAATCATGGCAATTAGTGCAAGAACTGAAATACTAACATACAAAGAAATATTTTGTAAAACTATTGGTGAAACTAATATAGTTAATCGTGAAGAAAGAATATTGAATGATTTAATAAAAACAAAACGAAATGAATTAGGATATTTATAACAAATTTCTAAGCCACCTATGTGGTGGTGAACAAAAACGGGGAACATAATGTCAAAAAAAAATCACTTTTTGAAATTATAAATAAAAAAGGAGTAGAAAATGACACTAAATAAAATAACATTTGAAAGTATAAAAGTTGGGCAAGTATTTATAAGTAGAGGGCATTTTTCAATAAAAAAAGATAGTCTGGCTCAAGTTGAAAGCCTTGGTAACAACCAACCTATAACCAAAGAACAAAGAACAGATTTATTGCGTTTAGGCGTGATGAAGTGCTATCGGTTGAAACAAAAAAACTTAACGAAAAAATAAATCAGATTGAAATTCTTGAAAAGGAATGAGGTATTTTTAAGAATTAAAGGGGCTTTCCCTTTACAAACGGGCATTGTCCGTTTTAATCGTTGATAAAATTAAAATTATCAACACATTTAGGAGTAAAAGTATGAAAGCAGTACAAATTAGTGTAGGTGATGAAGTTTGTGTATTGGCTCAAGATTTGACAAGTAGCGATTCAAGTGGGAACAATAAACAATATTTTGTAGCATCTGGCAAAGTAATCAAAATTGATCGTGAGCCTAACACTGGGCCTGAGGTCGTTGTTGAGTATGACGATTATAGTTCAGAACGCACTGGAAAAAATACAGTTGCGTGGGGTGTTAGCGGTATTTATATCAAAGCCGTTCTTTAGCAAGGTCGCTGCCAATATTTGCTAATATTGGCAGTTTAACGAAGCAAGCAAGCTAATGGGTGTTTAATTGATGGCGTGGAATATAGGGCGAGACCATGATTGAAAAAATAGAAATTGCTTTATATCATCATTTTAGGTTTTTACAAAACGATGTCATTACTAATATTTACATCGATTACGCTAGGCATGAATGCGATTTAATAGTTATTCGCAATCAATCTTTATATGCTTTAGAAGTAGAAATAAAAATGTCTGTTGGTGATTTAAGAGCAGAAAGAAAAAAGCAACGATACCGTAGGAGTGGTGTTGATTGCTATCACGATAGCGATGTGGGTATGAGCCAAATGTTTAAAGAAAAATGGTTTGCAATGCCAGAAAAAATGAAACAAAAAGGGCTAGAGTTAATCCCCAATTATGCAGGCTTGCTAACTATTAATGAGCATGGCGGTGTAAAAATTGCTCGGAAAGCAAAGAAATTAAACAGTCAAGCATTAACCCAAGGACAAAGAACGGATTTATTACGTTTAGGTGTGATGAAGTGTTATAAGTTGAAATTAAGAATTATAAATGAGGGTCAATCATGAAAAATAGATGCAAAGGAAAAATACTTGATATATTAATGGAAGACCGTATTTTTTCAATTCATAAATCAAAAAATGGGGTTTTCTGTTTCCTTCAAGGAAACGACCCAGAATATGGTGATAAGTTTCAAGTTGATTTAGGTTTTGAGCAAATGAACGATTTAATAAAAGAATTACAACTTTTGGTAGAATAAATGACTGATATGGACAAAGTTGGAAAATTATTAAAACAAAGAAAAGGCTGTTCTAGTTGTAATTTAGTGAGAGATGTTAAACATGGTAGCCTGCACTGCGTGTTAGATATGAAAATGGGTATTAGTTTAGATTTTGTATGTCGTGATTTTAAGGAGGTAAAAAATGAAAGAGAATAAAAGACCTGCAACACGTGCAGAAACAGAGGCATTTTTTGCAATGAAAGAAAAAATAAATAAAGCATCGGAAAAAGAGAGAAACATTATTTATGAACAATTAGAAGCCAAAAAAGTTGCCTTAATGCGTAAGGGCATTAAGGCAGGAAAAGGTAGCAGATGGTAAACAAATGAGAAACATAAAAAACGGCTATCTAATCACACACAATAGCCACATAGACATACTTTCCGAAAATCTAAGACAAATGCTTGCATCGTCAAAAAAAGGGCTAAATATAAGCGTTAAGAACATCGCACGGACTACACGTCAAAACAATGCACTACACAGCACCTTAACTGAATACGCTCAACAATTAAACGATGCAGGCATTCCTTATCGCATTAAAATTGGCAATAAAGAGATTGACGGAATTTGGACACTGGCAAACTTAAAAGACTTATTCAAAATAATTGCCAAACATCTTTATAAAACCACATCAACTACGCAAATGAGCACGGCTCAAATGGCAGAATGCTACCAGGTGTTTGCAGAGCGTATTTCGTTCAATACGGGCGTTCATGTAAGTTGGCACTGCAACGAGCCACCTGATTTATGATTAAACATCATTTAATAAATGAAAAATACTACACTATTAAGGCTTTGGTGGATAAAACAGGGCTCTCACAGAGGGCTATCTACTATAAAATGGATGCAGGAATTAAGACTTTCAACGGCTTAAAAAGTTTGTACAGGAAAACATACCTCATTGAGGGAAAACGTTATTCGATGAAAGCATTAATGGCTAAGACAGGCAAATCACAGAGAACTATTTATTATAGGTTGAATGCAGGAATTAGGACTTTAAGCGGTATCATCAGTCGCCCTAAATACAATGAATATCCACACAATATAATTTACAGAAAACCACCAAACTGGCAAGGATCTATGTTCAACGATGAACACGGACATTGGAAATTGTTAGCAAAAGCATTGTGATTTTAGATATGAATAATAAATAAAACGCTGGGCAAGAATACACTGGAAAACAAGCAGTTAATGCCAAAACTGGTGAATTATTTTCAAATTAAATGTAAATAATGCTTGACTTTCATTTTAATTAGCGTATAATTCTTTATATGAACTAAAGAAGTTCAATCTGATCAAGCAGAAAACTTGGAATTATGGAGATAATAAAATGACAAACATTGATAAAATAAACGAAATAACAACTAAAGAAGTTTTAGAAAACGGCGGAAAACTTTGGGAAAAAGGCACAATGTATAGAGTTTATGTTAATGCTGAAACTTTCAGAAAAGTTTGGGGTTCTCATTTTGACCAATATCAAAATTTTAAAGGACTAGACATTGGAAAATCTAAACTTTGGATGAATAAAGATGGCTCTTTGCAGTGTGATAACGGCTCTATTAGAAGTGCTTTCAATGGAACACAACTTAGTTGTACTGCTTAATTAAAAATTTACCACCACACAGGTGGCTTAGAAGTATTTATCAAATTCAATAAGGGAGGTTAAATATGGACAAAAAAAACACAACAAGCCTTTCACAAAGGGAGGGCTCAAATGGGCTTGAGTAGAGGTAAATTATGACGATATGCAAAGCATGTGGCAGAAATTCAAAAATCCACAAACGATATACAAAGGTTTGCAATTGGTGCAGCAAGGAATATCAAGGCATCAAAATTAGCAAGTTTTGCTCAGTAAAATGCAAGCAGTTTGATAGATACGAAAAAAGAAAAAAAGGCTAATTTATGATATATCAATACTTTATAGATGGCTTTTGGCAGACTTGCAAAATAATTGATTTTCATAATTTGGTTTACATCATTGAATTTAAAGGCAATCTGATTGGTGTTATTCCAGATAAAATCAGATTTATAAAGGATAACGAGCAGTTGTTTACGCCAATTCAACAAAAAAATATCAATTCTGAGGTGGTTTTTCAATGAGCAGTGATTTAAAAATAATTGTGCCAATTTCAGGCGGCAAAGACTCTCAGTCTTGTTTAAAAATCGCTGTAGAAAAATACGGCAATAAAAACGTCAAGGGTATGTTTTGCGACACAAAGAACGAACACCCCATCACTTATGATCACATCGATAAAATGAAAGTGCTGTATGATGTGGAAATTGAAACTGTCATTGACCCTAATCCTAAATTTAGAAATAGAAACGTTTGGGAAAGAATAAGAAGCCGTGGAAAATTCCCAAGAGATAATGCTAGATTTTGCACTCAGCAATTAAAAATAGACGTTAGCTCTAGGTTTTACAATCAGCAATTGACGTTAGATAATTATAAGGATGGGTATCATGTTTTTTATGGAATGAGGGGCATTGATGAGAGCCTAAATCGTACCAAAAAATACGGTAAATATGTTTCTAGCGAACTAATAAAGCCAAATGACATGAACGCCTCATTCCCCAAAAAATTAGCAAAACAAGGCGTTTATTTTATTTTGCCAGTTGTAAACTGGTCTACAAAAGATGTTTTTGATTTTTTAGGTGATGATGTTAATCCACTTTATAAAGAGGGCTTTAAGCGTGTAGGTTGCTTTCCTTGCTTTGCATGTGCAACGCCAAAGCAATTAAATAATGCTTATAATTTTGATGATTTTGGCAAAGAGCAAAAAAGAAAGGTGATTGAGATAGAGAAAGAATTAGGTATTATTCATGAAAATTCAAATACTGCTCAAGTTTGTATGTGGTGTGAAATATAAGTGCAATTAAGACTAAAATTAGATGATTATAAACGTTATGAAATATCTGGCGTTATAGTTGAAGCCATCCAATGGATCGGTGGCAATATCAACAATGTAAGCGACTTTATCACTTGCAAAGACTTAGACTGGGACTCGCTAGAAGTAGGCGATTATGTAGTTAATAATTTAATCGGTCAATTTTATATATGCAAAAAAGAAAAATTTGAGACGGATTACAAAAAATTAGATGGCTAAGTCTAAAAAAAAACAGCAAAGGCGTACACTCTCTAAAGAGTTCAAAGAGCAAATACGAAGCGAGTATAGTCTTGGTTCTACTCAAATAGCATTAAGCAAGCGTTATAATTGCAATCGAAGTATTATCAGCAGAATAGTTAATGGTATGAGTCGTGATGGTGAAAAACTAGCAAGCAACTTAGCAACAGTCAATCAAGAATTAGCAACTTACAAGCAACACGAACAACACGCTATAATACAGCGTTCTGAGCAAATTGCTAAAATAAAAGAGGCAACGCTAAAGGGCACAAATTACATAATAGGGCGTACTTTAATAAAAATGCAAGGCTTAAAGGATGATGAAATTAACTTCAATGATTTTGCACAGGCTCAAGGTGTAATGACTAAAGCAGATGCAATGGTTAGCCCCAAAACAGCGATTGAAACTACTACAAACAATACGCAAGTTAATAATATAACTGTTCAATTCGTTGAGCCCTAAAACTTGGCATTTTGGTTGATTTAGATTTTACAAACGCCTATCTAACGCCAAAAGTGCCATAATAACCCTATGCGAGTATGGGGTTATTAACTCATTAAAATACGGCTATGGATAATCGTCTAATCAAAATGAATGTGGCATTTAAGCCACTGTTCAAAAAAAAACGCTATAAGGTGTACTACGGTGGGCGTGGCGGTGGTAAGTCGTGGGGCATTAGTATTGCTTTGTTGATTTTTGGTAGCCAAAAAAAACTCAGAATACTTTGCACTCGTGAGGTTCAAAATTCAATACGTGACTCAGTTCATAAGTTATTAGTTGATTGTATTTCTAAGTTTGGTTTGGACTCGTTTTTTAGAATCACACGTGACGGCATTTACGGCTTAAATGGTACTGAATTTTTATTTCATGGGCTAAAGCACTCAGTTCAAACAATAAAAAGTCTGGAGGGTGTGGATATTTGCTGGGTTGAAGAAGCTCAAAGAATATCAAATGAAAGTTGGGAAGTGTTAATCCCAACAATCAGAAAAACTGGCTCAGAAATATGGCTTAGTTTCAACCCCAATTTAAGCACCGATCCGACTTACACACGATTTTTAACTGAACCAATTCGGTCTAATCAGACGACTGTAAAAGTGAGCTACAAAGATAATCTTTATTTTTCAGACGAATTAAAAAAAGAGATGGAGTATCAAAAAGAGATAGACTTCAACGATTATTTGCACATTTGGGAGGGACATTGCAGAACCTCAACCGATGCCCAAATTTTCAAAGATAAATACATCGTCGAGACATTTGATACGCCTGATGACGCAGTTTTTTATTTTGGTTTAGATTGGGGATTTTCGCAAGACCCCACGGCGGTCATAAGATGCTTTATTAAAGATAAAGAGTTGTTTATTGACTATGAAGCGGGTGGCGTTAAGATTGAGCTAGACTATACGCACAGGCTAATTGACACAGTGCCAAAGGCTAAAGAAAACGTTATTAGAGCAGATAATTCACGCCCTGAGAGCATTAGTTATGTAAAACGTCAAGGCTATCGCATTGAAGCAGTTTACAAATGGGCGGGCAGTATTCAGGATGGCATAGCATTTATTCGCTCATTTAAAATGATACATATTCACAGCCGATGCACCAAAACGGCTGAGGAGTTTTTGCTGTATAATTACAAAAAAGACAAGCTAACAGACAACATTTTGACTGATATTGTAGACAAAAATAATCACTATGTAGACGCGTTAAGATACGCACTTCAGCCCCTAATTAAACAAAGAGGGCAGGTCAAAATGTTGTCTGTCATCGGAGCATAAATGCCAATAAATACCCCACATCCGAGTTATTCTAAGTTTGAGGAAAAATGGTCAAGAACACGTGACACTTTTGACGGCAGCGATGCGGTCAAAGAGAAGGGAGAGGTGTATTTGCCTAAACTTGGCGGACAATCAACAAAAGATTATGAAGCATATAAAATGCGAGCTGTTTACTTTGATGGGGTGGATAGAACAGTTAGGGGGCTGGTTGGTGCAGTTATGCGAGTTAATCCGATTATTAAAGCACCAAAAAAATTAATCGATTTAACTCATGATATAACCAAAACTGGCGTATCGCTTAATAACTTAATTAGTTTAATGCTCAAAGAGCAGATATTAATGGGTCGTCAAGGCTTGTTAGTTGATTATGATGAGAGACCTTATCTTGTGCATTTTTCAACTGAACAAATTACAAATTGGTTTAAAAATACAATCATTTTAAAAGAAAGTCCCGAAAAAGAAAACAATTATAAAATAGAGTATCAAGACCAATATCGAGAATTAACACTTTCAGACAGCAAATACACTGTCAAAGTTTGGAAAAAAGAAAAAGATGTCTGGGTAGCAGGCAGTGACATTGTGGCTACGCTTAAAAATAAGCCTTTAGATTTTATTCCATTTGTTGGAATTTCAAGCGATGGCTTTAATTTAGAACCTTCAAAATCAGCAATATTAGCACTTGCAGATATGTCTTTATCGCTTTATAGAACGTCTGCAGACTTAGAACATGGCAGACACTACACAGCATTACCAACGCCTTGGGTCACAGGTTATGACTCAAAGTCAGACACTTTAAACATTGGGCCTAGCAGGGTTTGGGCATTGCCAGACCCTGCTACAAAGGTCGGTCTTTTAGAGTTCACGGGTCAGGGATTAAAAGCATTAGAAGTTGCCGTAGATGAAAAAAAGTCAATGATGGCAAGTCTTGGTTCGCAATTATTACAAAGTCAAAAAGCAGGCGTTGAGGCGGCGGATACTGTGCGTTTACGTCAAAATGCTGAGGCTTCAACGTTAATTAGCTCGGTTAAAATGGTTGAGCAAGCAATAACTAAAGCCTTAAACATTATGAGCGAATGGGGCGGTTTTAATGGTGATATTTCAGTTAAATTAAATACTGATTTCGTTGATACTAAGATAGCGGCTCAAGACATAACAGCGTTAATGAGTGCGTGGCAATCAGGTGCTATCTCTCATGACACATTCTTATTTAATTTGAAGCGAGGTGAGATTTTAGAACCCAATGTTGATATTAAAACCGAAAAAGAAAAAATAAGCATTGAGAACAGCTAATGGCTAAAAAAAATGATTAAAGTATTTTTAGGCGGAACATGTAATGATTCAAACTGGCGTGATGTACTTATGCCCATGTTACTAAACAGAGACATTGAATATTTTAATCCAGTTGTTGATGACTGGACTGATGATTGTCAGGCTGAGGAGGAGCGTCAAAAAGAATTATGCACTATACAGCTTTATGTTATAACACCAAAAATGAAAGGTGTATTTTCAATAGCGGAAGTTGTAGATAGTAGCAATAAACACCCATTGGGCACTATTTTAGTTGTTCTTGAGCAAGATGATGAGTTGAAATTTAATAAAGGTCAAATGATGTCGTTAAATGCCGTTAAAAAAATGGTGAAAAACAATGGAGCATCAGTATTTGATACTTTAGAACAGATAGCAAATGCCATCAGTTAATGACATTGTCAAAGACAAAGCACTAGAGCAATCAATCGAGTTGCAAAGGCTAGAAGCTGGCACTAAAAAAAAAGTTGTTAAAAAAATACAGGCACTTGAAAAAAAACTAATCGCCCAATTTCTAAAGGCTGATTTATTTTCTAGCCAAAAAAAGCAAGTCATTCAAGCAAGATTAAAAGCATTATTTAAAGAGACCGAAGCCTTTATAAAAAAATCTTATGACGGCATTTCTTTAGAGCAAGCAGGCTTATTAACTGCACTTGCTAAATTGATTGAAAAACAATCAGTTAATAACATTAACAAAGCACTAAACACAAAATACACCAAGCCAAAATTATCAAAAAATGAATTAAAGGAAATAAGCCAAGTATTAATCGAGGGTGCAACCTCAACTGAATTGTGGACACGCAGAGGCGATGCGTTTAATAATAAGTTTAAAGATACCGTCAGGGACGGCATTTCAAAGAGACTTACTGGCACTGAAATTGTCAGAATTTTAGAGGGAAATAAAACTTTTAAAAAGAGAAACGGGGCATTTGCTGGCAATTATCGAAGTGCTGATTTGATGGTTAGAACCTCAATTCATTCAGTAGCTAATAAAGCAAGGGAGGCTACTTTTGAAAATAATAACGATATTATTTTGGGCATAGAATGGGTGTCAACGCTAGATGCACGAACTACTAACATCTGCAAGGTGTTGGACGGGCTAATTTGGGATATAAACACTAAAGAGCCTATTGGTCATGATAAATCATACCCCGGCTCATCGGCCCATTGGGGTTGCAGGTCAGCACAAGTGCCTGTTATTAAAAAATATAACCCATCTATGAAAAAAATCGATGAAAAAACACGGGCGAGCATGGACGGGCAGGTATCGGCTAAATTAGATTACGAAGATTGGCTGAAAACTAAGCCAACCGATTTTCAAAAAAAAACGCTCGGCCCAAAAAGATATGAACTTTGGAATGATGGTAAAATAGACTTTATGGATTTAACAGACCAAAATAATCAGCCTTTGAGGCTAGACCAATTGAAAGTATGAATGAAATTAAGCAACACGATATTAAATTTACGCATAATGAGACAGGTAAAAAACTTAATTTAAATTGTTATTCTTATAAACTAGAAATATTTAAAACACTAATAACCGTTATAATTGGTTCTTATAATCTTGAAAAATATAATAAATTCTACGGATACCCAAATTCTGAGGCACAATGTGATATTAATTGGTTATATATTAATAGTGAAATTATTATATTATTTAAGGACAATCCAAAATCATCAATAATAGCTCACGAATGCCTACATGTTGCTGATAGTATTTTAAAAAGCATAAACTATGAACGCACATCTAAAATTGATGAAATTAGTGCTTATTTACTGGAGCATTTAATAGAAGTAGTAAACGAATGTATTATTTTAAATAAGGGAGCAATAGAATGACAACAGAGGAATTAGAAGCAAAAATCAAAGAACAAGATGAGTTATTAAAAGTTGAAACCGCCAAAGTTGACGAATTTCGAACTACAAATATCGCAATGGCTGCAAAGTTTGAGTCGATAGAGGCTAAGTTTAAAGATGTTGATATTGACGAATATTTAAAAATGCAAAAAGACGTTCAAGAAAACAAAGATAAAGATATGATCGGTGCTGGCAAAATTGACGAATTGGTGGAGCAAAAAGTTAATAAAATTAGGACTGAACAAGTTAAAAAAATAAAAGATTTACAAGCAAATTCAGACAGTTTGTCTACTCAATTAAACGCACAAGTCGTAGGTAGTGCAGTCAAAACCGCAGCAATTAAAGCAGGGGTCATTGGTAGTGCTATTGACGATGTTTTAATGCGTGCTAACTCAATGTGGACAGCTAAAGACGGCAAACCAGTTGCGATGAATAAGGATGGTAGCGTTATTTGGGTTGAGGGTACGACTGAGCCTTTGACGATTGTTAAATGGATTGAGGGTTTAAGCGATAAAGCCCCGCATTTATTTGCCACATCTACTGGCACAGGTGCAAAAAATAACCCTAAACCTAACCCAAACGCCAAAACAATAACACGTGAAGCGTTTGACAAAATGAACCAAGCTGATAAAGCAGCTTTTTTCAAAGATGGCGGTAAATTAGTTTGACAAAAAAAAAATAGTCGCTATAATTTCAATTAATCGGTGGCGGGGCTGCTTATTATTCTACGGGGTAGAACAAACTTTTAAAAATAATAAGGAGCATTAAAATGCCAAATGCATTAACAGATTTAGCAGCGGATATTTACACCGCAGCGGACATAGTCGCACGTGAACACGTAGGCTTCATTCCCTCAGTAGTTATTAATGGCAATGGCTCAGAACGAGCCGCAGTTGGTGGCGTTGTGCGTAGTGCATTCACACGTGCCGCAGTTGCTGTCGACCGAAATGTCAGCATGACGGTTGAAGAGGGTACAGACCAAACTATTGACAACAAAGTGCTAACTATAACTAAAGATCGCTCAGTGCCCATACCTTGGGCTGGAGAGGAAATTAAACACGTCAACAATGGTGCAGGATTTACCACAATTTACGGCAATCAAATTAAAGAAGCAATGCGGACTTTGACGAATGAAATGGAAGTTGATTTAAAAAACGCCGCTTATCAAGGTGCTTCCCGTGCTATTGGTACAGCAGGTACAACGCCTTTTAGTGCTAATTTAGGTGTTTTGGGTGAACTTAAACAACTGTTTGTTGACAACGGTGCACCCATTAGCTCTAATGAGCGTTCATTGGTTTTAAACAGTGCAACTGATGCGAAAATGTATAACTTAACTCAGTTGACAAGTGCTAACCAAAAAGGTGATGTTTCATTTTTAGAACAGGGCATTGCGGGCAAACTCAACGGCTTTGGTTTACGAGTCACGGGTGCACCCACAGAGGTCACACAAGGAACAGGAGCTTCATTTTTAACCTCGGCAGCTGCTAGTGTGGGCGATGTTGCTATCTCAGTCGACACAGGTTCAGGCACTATTCTAGCGGGTGACGTTATTACTTTCGCAGGTGATATTAATAAATATGTTGTTGCAATTGCTATGACAGGTAGCACAGTGACTATTGCAGCCCCTGGTTTGTTGCAAAGTTTGGCAGAGGATGTAGCACTTACCGTAGGCGAGAATTACAGTGCAAATGTAGCGTTTGAGCGTTCAGCTATTGAGTTAGTAGTGCGTGCACCAGCCTTGCCAGTAATTGGCGGTTCGGCATTCGATGCAGCAGTTGACAGAATGACAATTGTTGACACAGTTAGCGGCATTCCTTTTGAAATTTCTGTCTATCCAGGGCAGGGCAAGGTGATGATACAAGTAGCCGCCGTTTGGGGTGTTAAAGCGTGGAAACCTGAAAATATTAATATTTTATTGGGGTAAAAAAATGACTGATAAAAAAATGACTGATTTTGAGATTAATGCTTTGGCTGAGCGTTTGGCTGAGCGTTTGACTGAAATTGAGGCTGAACGCATTGAGGCTGAACGCATTGAGGCTGAACGCATTGAGGCAGAACGCATTGAGGCAGAACGCATTGAGGCTGAACGCATTGAGGCTAATAAAATCAAACTTGTCAAAATGAAAAACGATAAAGGCATTATCGCTGATGTTCATCCTAAAGAAGTTGAAAATTACAAAAAAGGCAATTACGTAAAGGTTTAAAATGGCTATCGATGCAACGCCTAGCGGTGATCATGCTAATAGTTATATTTCCATTGCTGATGCAGATGATTATTTTTCAAATCATCTGTACGCTTCGGCTTGGGACGATGCCAGCCTTGAAAATCAGGAAAAAGCATTAAAAACATCGACCCGTATTCTTGACGAAAAAATCGACTGGATAGGGCTCAAAAACACTAAAGAGCAAGCATTAGCATGGGGCAGAAGTGGCGTTGTAGATGATGGTTATGATGTGGATCCAACTATTGTACCTGATGCAGTTAAAAATGCCACAGCTGAATTTGCTAAGTTTTTAATTGCTGATAATTCGACAGAAAATCCAGACGGCCAAGGCTTGGAAAAGTTAGAAGTGGGGTCAGTAAAATTAACATTTGATAAATCAGATACGCCAGACGTTTTGCCAAATATTGTGCAAGAAATGTTGAGAGGATGGGGGGATATTTGGGTTAAGAATAAAATGGCTACAATCCCATTGGTGAGAAATTAATGCGTGACACAATCGCAAAATTAGTGCAAAGTGCAATCAAAACGGTGGGTGACATTGCTGAACCCATCACCTATAACGCCAAAACGGAGGGGAGTTACGACACAAACACAGGTGAAATAAGCGAAAATACAACCGTTTATCCGCTTAATGCGGTTATTTCAGCGATAAAAGCACCTAGTAATTTTCCGTCGGAAGTTGTTGATGGCATTGCTGATTTTACTGTCTTATTTGCCAGTCTTGACTTACCCATTGAGCCAAACACGGGCGATACTATTACACGAATGGGTGAGAATTATAAAATAATTAAACCCATCATTAAAGACCCTGCAGGGGCTTCTACTGAATTACTTGTCAAAAGAATTGGGTAAATGAACACTCAAAAATTAATAAATACAATGGACAATGATATTGCAAAATCGGTGCAAAGTTTCTCAGCCAAAGTTTTATCAAGTCTTGTAAAAAAAACGCCTGTAGACCACGGCTGTGCAGAAAATAACTGGAATTTATCTCATGGCAAAATAGATTTTTCTACCGTAGATTGCAAACGCAACCCAGCCCTTAATGTTGACGTTTTGAAAACCATCACGGGAAAAAAAGACGTTTACATCACAAACTCATTGCCCTATATTAAAGCGTTAGAAAATGGACACAGCAAGCAAGCACCTAAAGGCATGGTTGCCCTAACCGTTGGTCAATTAAAGAACTTATGAACCACTGGCACATCAGCAAGAGTGTATCAATCGGACATTTGGCTACAACATTTGTTATTATTATCAGCGTTGTTACTTACATAACAAATGTTGAACATGCCATTGATGTTAATTTGATAAAAATAAAAAACAACAAAGAATTAATTACGTCCAATAATAAAAACATTTTCGCTACGATTAATCGAATAGACAAGCGGTTAGAGACGATTACCAATATTTTATTAAAACAAAATAAATAAATAATGGCAAAATCACAAAATTGGCGAAAGACTAGAGAATATCGCCGTTGGCGAGTCTTGGTCATTCGTAGAGATAAAGTATGCGATGTGTGTGGCTCAAGACAGCGTAGACACGCACATCATTTAAATTCTGGTGCATATCATCCTAAAGAAAGGTTTGATGTTGATAACGGGGTTACTCTGTGCAGTAAATGCCATTCTAACTATCACAATAATTTTAATCGTTCCTATAGGGTTAAAACCACTTTGTATAATTACAATAATTTTAAATCTTTAGTCAAATATCTGAGAGGGGTTTTATGAAAAATTGTGAATTTAACTTGTTTAATAGGATTGGGTTTAACCTCATTAGTTGTTGCTATGTTTTTTAATCATTTATGAAAAATCAAATATTTAAAGCAATCATTTTATTATCAATGCTGGTAGTACTTAGTGGGTGCGTAACGATTATCTGCAATTCAACCAGTCGTCAAGAAAAGAGCGAAGTTTTTACCGATGAAGCGACCAAGAACCAAGCGGAAAAAATTAACAACAAAGGAGGGCTATTCTAATGCCAATCGAAATACTGACAATGTTAGGCGGCGGTGTATCAGGATTTATTTTTAAAATGATGGCTAATAGCAGTGCAGATATGTACAAACTATTAGCACTGCGATTAAAAGACAAAGAACAAGTGGAAGAAAGTATCAGCAGTGCTAGAAAATTCACAAACGCGTTTGTAAACTTTACTAGGCGTTTTATTGTTATAGCAGTATTTGCAATGCTTGGCTTCGTGGTGGTTGCAGGTGTATTTGTTCCTACAAATATCCTAATTGAGGTACTACCTACTTCAATTTTAGGGTTTATTAAATTTGGTGGTGGGGTAGATGTAATCACTGTAGAGGGTTTAGTTGCTTACCCGTGGTTGCCTGCTATGGCAACGACAATCATTGGTTTTTACTTCGGTCAAGGGTCAGCAAAAAGAACATAATATGATTAAAATCAAAAAAATAAAATCTAAATTTATCAACAAGGAAAAAGTCAAGAAAATATCTTTACGTGCTTATTCGTACTATTTAGAAATATATGGTTGTAATATAACAGTAATTTTTGGCTCTAAAAATCTTGAAAAGTATAATAAATTATTTGACAGAGGAAGTTGCGATGCAATATGTGTGGACTATTTAAAAACTCATCATGGTGAAATCGTTTTGTTTTTTAAAGATAATCCGAAAATGAGAAGCATATCTCACGAGTGCGTACATGCTTGCAACATGATATTTGAACACATTGGCTACCAATACACTCACGAAGGGGACGAAATAAACGCATACTTAACAGGACATCTTGTAGCCATAGTATTGAAAGCAAAAAAGAAATATAACAAAGGGAGTAAAAACAATGATTAGAAGCACACCAAAAAGAATTGCTAAATCAACTGGGAAACTAGATATGCGTCGACGGGATAATAAAAAAACTCCTGGGAATACGCCATCACTTAGACCTCACAAATGGGCTAAGGATATGATGACTAAGCAAGAAGTATTAGATACTTTAGAAAAGAAATATACTTTTTGTAATGCCTGTCTGATTGAAGCTAAAAGTATATTTAAAAGAACTTTTGGTTATGAGATATAACAATGACTTACATAAAAGATTGTAAAATTTAGCGAAATGCCACACATAGGTTTTAAAGAATGAGTTTTGCAGACGAAAGAAAATCGATTGAAAACAGATTTAAAACTGAATGGACTAGCACGCCTATTGCCTTTGATAATGTCCCGTTTAACCCACCCGCAAATTCAGATTGGGTACGATTAAATATTCAAAATGGCGATAGTGGCTATCGTTCTTTAGAGAGTTCAATAAGGCACACAGGCGTTATTAACGTCCAGATTTTTACACCCGTTAATAAAGCGACAAAAACAAGTAGACAATACGCCGATATAGTCTCAGATATTTTTAGCGATCAACGTTTTGACGATATAGTGACAGATGTATCAAGCATTAACATTATTGATGATGATGATGTTTGGTTGCAAACTAACGTTACTACGCCGTATTATCGAGATGCCGAAAAAATAATCGTGCCAGTGCCTGTATTTAAGCCTTTGTATGTTTTATTAACCGATAAATTACAAATTAATGTCGATGACCCTGAAATTATTATGTCTGGTGACGTTGATGTAATAACGCCGTCAAGATTAGAAATAAGTGGGGGCATATCTTGCACATTTAATTACGTTGTTGGCATTGCAGTGTATGTTGATGGCGTTGCCGTGGGTCACGGCGTAAGAGAAAGTGATTGTCATGAGGATGTTTCTTTTACTCATTATGATGGCTCGGCTATTGTTAATACTGGATTTATGAAATCCTATTCTTACAACATAGCGACAAATGTTTTAGGTGCTGGAACTCACAAAATAGAAATAGGCATACTTGGCAAATGGCTTGGTAATTCACACAAAATATACGTAAACGATGCTTCAGTCAGCCACCACCCAAGCAGTAGCACTTTGCTTGTTAAAGAATTTAGAGCAATTCCACCACCTGGTGGAGGGGGAATTGCTCCCGAAACACCTGATGCTGTTAATATTGAAATTTATAGCATTGAAGAATTAGAGGAACATTTTGGTGCAGGTGGAACTTATAGTATTACACAGAATGTAAGTATAACATTCATGGCTGATATTATTATCGACGGAGTATTTAATATTGCGTCAGGTGTAAATTTCATAATGCAGGCAAAGAATCATGCTAGCACAATAATATTTAACAACACTGGCACGATATTTACTCATGCAGGTTCAGGCGAACTTAGAATAACACAGGGTAAATTTACTTTCAGTGGCAATGGTGCGACATTATTTAATGCGATTGTTACAAATTATATAAATAATTGGACTTCACTTCTTTGTACTGCACCAAATATTAAGCTAGGTTCTGTAACTGCATCAAGTATTTTCAAAATAGCGAATTCAACTATAATAGGATTCGCAAACGGATATACAATATCTGCCAATCTTTTCGTTTTAAATGACGCACTATTACAAACAACATTAGCGACTAGTAATACTGTGATTACATTTGCCAATACAATAGGGCTGCGTGGGGTGCGTGATAGCGCGTTTGTAATCGGTGCGAATGAAAATATGTTCTACATCCCACAAACAAACACTGCTAAATTTAACATTCAAGGCACTTCGAGTTCGCTTAATATTGGTAATTTCTTTGAATCTGGCAGTCTAACACAAGTGAGTAAGTACATAAATGTTGAGAACGCAAGCACGCAGATAAGATCAAACACAGGTACTGCAATGTCAGTTAAAGACAATACAACTAGCACTACTATTGAAACTGGCTGGAATCCATTAAATTTGGGCGCTGTAATCTTGGGTGATTTAAATAGCAGATTTGAATTGGTTGACGCTACAACAGGTGAAAGAAAATATGAAGGATTATTTCCTGTGAAAGTGGGTGGATTTTTATCACTGTCTGCTAGTAGATCAGGTGGTGCAGTGGCACATAGTTTTAGAATGATTAAAACTGTTGATACTAAAGACGACCCTTTAGACGATGTAGAAATGCAAAGAGACATTGGTGTTACTGTTGAAGCAATATCATTTCCATTTTCAGGAACATTTTACCCTGGCGATCAGTTTAGACCCGAGGTTATGGCTGTCTCAGGCATAACTCCCATTATGATTTCCTCTTATTCAGATATTATCCAATAAAATAATGAATTTATTAAATGAGATGGTCGGTGCGGTTTAAAGAGTAAAATAATTTAAAACAATAGGGGTAAAAAAATGGCTTCATATAAAGGTTGTAAAGGGCGTATTAAAATCGATGGAAACACTATATCTGAGGTTCGTGATTGGAATTTGGAAGAAACGATTGAGATATTAGATGCCTCATCAATGAACTCATGCGATAAAGTGAAAAAGGCTGGTATGAAAGACGGCACGGGCAGCATTAATTGCTTATGGGACGATTTAGACACGCTGGGGCAAGGTTCGGCAGTTGTCGGTGCTGAGGTTGAATTAACTCTATTTCCAAAAGGCGATTCAGCGGGTGATACGGTGGTTACTTTTGATGCAATTATTTCATCAGTTGGCGTTTCTGCTAGTTTTGACGGCTTGGTTGAAAAACCCGTATCTTTTGAGTCAACGGGTGGAATTGTTTGGGGGACTGTTCAATGAGTATTATCGATAAAGCAAAGGCTCATTTTGACAAAATCGGGGCTAAAAAGATTAAAATTCCTGAATGGGATTCAGTTATTTACGCCACACCGCTTACGCTTGATGAAAAACGTATTTTAGTTAAATTTTCAGATGGTAGTAATGCTGAATTTGGGGCTAGAATGATAATTATGAAGTCAATGGACAAAGATGGAAAAAAAGTCTTCGATTTAGACGATAAGGCCGCATTAATGGGTAGAACCCACTCAGGCGTAATTGAGTACATTGTTTCTGAAATTAACGACGTTAATTCACTGGAAAAAATCGAGGAAAAGTAAGAAGCGACACAGAGTTATACAACATGTATTCACTAGCTAGTCGCTTAAATAAAACGCTTGGTGAAATTGGTGATATGACCCAAATTGAATTTTACGGATGGATTGCTTTTTTTAAGATTTCAAAGGAAAACGATGTCAACAGAAATAACGACCTTAGGCATTAAAGTAACCACCAAGGGCACAGCCAAAGCCAAAAAAGAGATTAAAAGCATTGGCGTAGTAGCTGATAAGATTAAAAAATCATTGGGTTCACTTTTAGTTGGTGGCATTGCAATATCGGGTGCACGAAAAGCAATTCAAGCATTTAAAATGCAGGAACAAGCGATTGCTAAGTTAGGCGCTTCGATTAAATCAATGAACCGTGTGACACCTGATCTAAGTTCAAACTTACAAGATTTAGCAAGCCAAATTCAAAGACAGGGAATAATTGGTGACGAAGCATTACTTGAAGGCGCTTCATTCTTAACAACTTATTCCGCAATTACTGATGACCTTTTGCCTCGCACAATGCGAATTATGTCCGATTTCGCTGCTAAGATGGGCGGTAATACGGTACAAGCAGCGAACTTATTGGGCAAGGCTTCAATGGGGCTTACGGGTGAATTATCACGCATGGGTATCACGCTAAGCCGTGAAGCCAAAAAGACTAAAAATTTCAAGTTAATTTTAAGCGAAATTGAGGAACAAGTCCAAGGCATGAACAGGGCTTTGGCGGCTACAGATACGGGTAAATTAACGCAGGTATCTAATGCGTTTGGTGATTTGCAAGAAATTTTAGGAAAGGAAATTGTAAGCAATTTAGCCCCGATTTTAGTCGGAATTACTAACGAAGCTTTAAATGCAAAGATTGCACTTGATGGCTTTAATCAAACGCAATTAGAAACAGCTAAATTCGGAACGATGTTAGCTGAAGTATTTGGGCGTGTGTGGGAGGCTTCTTTTTTAAACCAAGGCATAAAGGCTATGCGGTTTATGGCTGATGGATTATCTCAGTTAAACGATAACGCTAATAAATTTAGAATGACTTTAGACGGTATCGCAGATATGAGTGATTTTGAAAAATCCATGAAAATGAACGTTGAATTTGCAGAAGCAGAACGGTCAAAAGAAAATTTAAAACAAGACATAATAAGAAAACAAGAATCGGATGTAGATAAAATCATCGGTGACGTGATATTTATGACTGAGAAACTCACTAAAAAAAGGACAGCATTAGAAAAAATAACCGATGCTCAGGTGGTGTCTGAGAAAATATTGGGTGAGAAACTCAAAAATTCAAAAATAACGCTCGGGCAATACACCGAAGGCATTAATATGATGAAAACGGAAATTCAGAATTATAATGATGTTGTTGAGCAGATTGCTTTTGACAAAAAAGTAGAAAAAATGGCTCAAAGCATGGAGGACTCAATTACGACTTCATTAATGAATATGGGTCAAGGTTTAAACTCATTTAAAGACCTTGCGAAAGGGATTTTTAGAGGCATTGCGTTAGACATGGTGCGTATGCAAATATCAAAGCCAATATCGGGTGCTATATCAGGTTTTATTGGCAATACTTTTGGCTCAATGTTTGGTGCACCCAGTGGAGGTATGCCACACGCCACCTTCGCTGGCGGCGGTTTCACTGGCACTGGCTCACGCAGTGGCGGTGTTGATAATCAAGGCGGTTTTCCAGCAATTTTGCACCCAAACGAGACGATTATAGACCATACCAAAGGTGGACAAACTGGCGGAAATACAAATATTACCGTACATTATTCGCCACAAGTCAACGCCCTAGACCCTAGAACCGCCGCTAATGTCATTGCAGAAAACGCTCCCGTGGTTGTGGGTATCATTAGACAAGCGTTCAATCGAACAGGTCAATCCATTGGTATTTAAATGTTCCCAATAACCCCAAAACCGTCCAGTATCGCAATTACAAGCATTAGCCCTACGTTAGTTAGCCTAACGCACTCACTAAAGAGGCAGGTGAGGCGTAGAGGTGGGCAAAGATGGTTAATCGATGTTAAATATCCGCTCCTTTCACGAGAGGAATTTGCCCCAATTTGGGCTTTTTCAATCGCTCAACAAGGGCAGTTTAAAACTTTTGAATATACGCCAATAATTTACAACGCCACAAGTGGCACAGCCACTGGCTCAATAATTGCTGATGGAGCATATACAGCAGGCGATAGCATTATCTCAACAACTGGCTTAACTGGCACGCTTAAAGCTGGTGATTTTATTAAATTTGATGGGCATGATAAAGTTTATATGATAACAATCGATGGGGCTACAACGCTAAACATTGAGCCAGCATTAATAGCAGACGTAGCAGATTTAGAAGCTATTATTTACAACGATGTGCCGTTTAAAGTGGCATTTACAAACGACACAACTAAAATGAGCGTTGCGGTAAATAAATACGTTAGTTATAACATTAAATTGGTTGAAATTGTCTAATGGATAGAGGTTCGAGTTTAGCCTTTCAAAACGAGGTAATTAAGCCTGAAAATATGCCCGTGCATTTAGTATCTGTGCATTTAGACAGCGAAACTCTTTATATGAACGATAGTTACAAGACCATCAATTATGACGGAAATGACTATCTAGGCGTGGGTTATTTTTTGGGCTTTAGCGACATTGAGGAGGCTTCGGAAGTTGTTGTATCATCGATGACTTTATCATTGAGCGGCATAGACAAAACTATGATAATTTTAATCATGAATAATGATTATATCAATCGAATTATTAAAGTCTGGACTGCATTTTTAGATGTTGATAGCCACGCACTTATTATAGACCCAGTGCTTATTTTTGAAGGTCATATCGACAGTCCTACAATTAGCGAAGACCCTGACGGCGGAAAATCAACTATATCAGTATCTGCCACCAACGCGTGGGCGGATTTTGACAGAAAAACAGGCAGGCACGGCAACAATGAGGAGCAACAAGTATTTTTTCCAGGCGATAGGGGTTTTGAATTTGCAGACCAAAATACTGCTAATATAATTTGGGGCAAAAAGAATAAATGAACAAAGAATTAAAACTAATTAAATACATTGAGAGCCAAATAGGCGTTCCCTTTAAGTACGGGAAAAATGACTGTCCCGCATTTATCGCAGGGGCGATTGATGCCATGCACGGCACAAATTTACGTAAAAAATATACAGGGCTTTGGCATGACCAAAAGAGTGCTTGGAAATATGCTAAAAAAAACGGCAGTTTAGCAGAGCAATTAAAAAAATTAGGTTGTAAACCTATCGAATTTCCATTTATTCAAACGGGCGATATTATCATTATGGAGCAAAAATTAGCACATGAAAAAAAATGGCATTCAGCGGCCGTATTTACAAGTTCTAAAGTAGCCATCATCACAGATGTCAACGGAGTAGAAATAATACCACTTAGCAAAGTCCCAAATATCTGCGAGGTGCTTAGATGGCTGTAGTGATAAGTGCAATTGCTGGAGTAGGTGCTACTACATATGTGGAAGGACTTATTGCTTCGCAATTTCTTGCTGCCCTTGCAGGTGCAGTTGTATCAGGCATTGTTGGCAGTGCATTAATTAGCAGGCCCAGTGTGGGTAATTTCAACGCACAAGCAACCAGTATTTTATTAAACAAACAATCTAACAACGAGCCAATACCTGTTATTTATGGTACACGTAGAGTAGGGGGTACGGTTGTGTGGCTATATACACACGGGGATATTACAACAGATGAGAGCGTGCCATTACCAACTGACCGAAAATATTTAACTGCATTTTTAGTAGTTTCAGAAGGCGAAATTGAAAGTTATGAGGGGTTTTGGTTTAGCGGGCGGCCGTCTACTGATTTTAAATTTATTAATGATTTATGGATTGAGGAACGTTACGGCACTGAAGACCAAATTGGTTTTAGTAGAATAACTAAAGTTATGCCAGATTATGGCGAAAACACTCATAGGCTGGCAGGTACAGCCTATCTTTGGGTCACTATGTTTTACAATGCAACACATACTGTTTACCCAGAGGGAGTGCCTGTTATTAACACTTTAGTCAAGGGTGTTAAAACATTTGACCCACGCTCAAGCCTTATTGAGTGGAGTGATAATCCCATTTTATGCGTTCGAGATTATTTAACACATGAGAGATATGGGAGGGGCATTGATGCTTCATTAATTGACGATGCTTCATTTACAATAGCCGCTAATTATTGTGACGAATTAGTGGCTTATAATGGCATTGATTCAATAAAACGCTATACGTGCAACGGCGTGGCTGAAACTCAAAACAGCTCACTAAGTATCATCAAGCAATTATTATCGTCATGCAGAGGCTTGTTGATATTTTCAGGTGGACTTTATAAGATAATAATCGATAAGCCCGAGATAGCTGTTTTCACATTTTCCGAGGATAATATTATCGGCGGTTGGAAAATCAAATTAGGCGATAAAAAAAGTAAATTTAACAGAATAAGGGCTAATTTTTTCAATGAAAGTAAAGAATTTCAGGCTGATATTGCTGTAGTAGATAAGCCAGATTTAAGAAGTTTAGACGGCGGTTTATTAGAAATAATGATTGACTTGCCATTTACTAGCGACATTATAAGAGCCAAAGCCATTGCATTTTTTAACCTCAATCAATCAAGATACCCCATAACTTGCGAATTTACCTCAACCATCGAGGCATTACGTGTTGAAGTGGGCGATGTTGTTTATATCAATCACAAAACGCCAGCATGGGACACGCATAACTCTAATTTAGGCAAGAAGTTTAGAATTATGCGGGTCACTTTGCAAAATAATGACGAAGTCCGAATAATGGCAAATGAGTACGCAGATGAGGTTTATGATTTAGATATTATTGACCCGCCTTTTATCCCGTCAAAAATTGACATCAATGACCTATCTGTTTGTTTGCCACCGACTAATTTATTTGTTAAACAAACAGTAGTAGCGTTAATTACTGGGGATCATAGAGTGGAAATTGAGGTAAGTTGGGATGCCTCACCCGATGATTTTATTGTTAATTATGAAATTGCTTTTAAATTTCAATATGAATCGAACTGGTTGGAAACGCAACTTACTGATAATCTTTTTTGGAACTCGATTGCTCCACGAACAACAGAATATCTTGACATAAAAATCAGATCTGTCAACACGATTGGCGTAAAGTCAATTTGGCTAGAATAATGATTATCGTTATTAAAGGCTTGCCCAATCCATCAACTGTTTCCAACTTAGCAATAATTACTCTAAATAATACTGCTTTTTTAACATGGGATTTAGCCCCTGATTTTGACGTAAGGACAAGTGGCAGTGTTATATTTCGATATTCTCACGAACTAAGTGGGGCTGTTTGGGAAAATTCTATCGAATTAAAAACAATAGCCGCAGGTCAAAGTACCAGCGTTAATTTACCGTTGCTAATTGGTACGTATTTGGCTAAGTTTGTTGATAGTCAGGGCGGTCAATCGATTAACGCCGCTTCAGTAGTAGTTGAAAAAATTACCAACATTATTCACATGAACTTGGTTCAAACTATCGACCAAGAACCCACTTTTTCAGGCGTTAAAAACAATATGGTAGTGGTTGCTGATAATTTGCAATTTGATGTTAATGGCGGCGATTTATATCAATTTGGCTCATATCATTTTGATAATTATATGACTGGCGGATTTATCCAAACCGTTAGAATTATTATCAATATGTCTCTAAATGCCACTAACCTAGCTGATTTTATCGATGAAAGACTGGATTTTGTAGACACATGGGATATTATTGATAATCCGCCTGCAAATGTTGCCGTTGAGACGTTTATATCAACCACTGATGATGACCCAGCAGGAAGCCCTGTTTGGAGTCCGTGGAAGCATTTTACAATCGCTGATTATACCACCAGAGCCGTTAAATTTAAATTAGAAGCCTCAGCAGACCTTAACCATCAAATACAAATATCAGAATTATCAGCCTCTATTGAATTGCCAGACAGAACGGAAACGCAGAGACAAATAACATCAGGCACAACAACCAAGACAATCACTTATTTAACTAAATTTTCCATCTCACCAATCGTTACAATTACGCCCGTTGATATGATGACTGGGGATTATTTCACAATTTCAAATGAAAGTAGTTCATCATTTGATATAGATTTTTACAATTCAAGCGATGTTGCAATTAGCAGAGTTTTTAACTACAATTCAACGGGATATTAATAATAAAGTAGTTATTCGGGATTTCCGAACAACTCAACATTAACTGGTATGTGCATAATTTGCACACACCACTTTTAGGAGTAATAACCATGGCAACAAACGATTACGTCATTGACAACCAAACAGGTGCTAACTTTAGAGCAGATATTAACACCGTGCTATCTGCCATTGTTAGCAATAATTCTAACGCCACAGAGCCAACAACTACGTACGCTTTCATGTGGTGGGCAGATACTACCGCAGGCATTTTAAAACAAAGAAATTCATCAAATTCGGCATGGGTAAAGATTTTAGATTTAACGACTGGGGCTAGCGTAGCGACAGGAATCAATGATTTAACTAATGCGGTTTCAGACGATGCTTTAGGAGTCATAGGAATAGGGTTTGACGTTTTCTCAAATTTAACTACAGGTCATGCTAATGCAGGTTTTGGATATGTTGCTTTAGTAGATCTTATTACTGGCTGGGGCAATAGTGGATTTGGCAATTCAGCACTTAGGAAAGCTACAACAGGATATGAAAACTCAGGATTTGGATTTGGTGCTTTATTCAATCTCTTGGATGGTTATAGAAATGTGGCAATAGGCAATGATGCAGGAAATAACATTACAAATGAAAATAATACTATAACAATAGGTTATGGCGTTGCGTCAATAGGCTCAAATTATTTCACAATGGGCAAAGGTGTTGCCTCAGACCGAGTTTACAACGAATTTACCGCTAACGCTACTTGGACGCGAGTATCTGATCAGCGAGTAAAGAAAGAGATTGAGACTAACGAGGATTGTGGTTTAGGCTTTATTAACGATTTGCGAACCGTCATTTATAAATTCAAAGCACCCAGCGAGTTAGCCCCTGAGATGAGCGAATATGACAAAGATAACGACATTCCATCGCATGACAAGCCTATGTATGGATTTATCGCTCAAGAGGTTAAACGGGCGTTAGATAAGCACGGGATAAAAAACTTCGCAGGACATCATCAGATAAAGGATGGCAAGGATAATCTACAAGGAATTAGTTATGAGATGTTTGTCATGCCATTGGTTAAGGCTGTTCAAGAATTATCAGCCAAAAACCAAAAGTTAGAAACTAAAATAAGTGATATGCTGGAAAGACTAGAAGCACTTGAAACTAATCCAGTTATAAATATGCCTAGTAATAGGTCAGCATTTGACAGTGGTAATATAGATACTGGTGTATAAATAATAAATGGAGCGGTTGGAAGTTTTAGAAAAATAAATAACCACCATTTTCCCGAGGTCGGTAAAATGGTGGTTAAGCGGAGTAGAAAAATGGTAATTCGCTAGGTTCATAACCTAGATATTGCAGGTTCAAATCTTGCCTCCGCTACCAATTACAATTTTTAACAATAATAAGGAGTAAGAAAAAATGAATGAACAGAGAGAGTACGATTATGTAACTATTTTTAGTTCAAATGCAGGTAAAGATGGACAGGGTACATTAAGATTTAATAATGTTACTATGTTAAACACCGTACAAGACAAAGAATACAGTTTTTCTTATGTTTCTGCAAGCACTGGGGATAAATTAACAGCCTATTTTCCAAAAAGCGTGTTTGGTATAAGTTTGCCAGAAATCAATTAACACCCAAGGGCATTGGCTAATAATTTCCAATGCCCGTCTTTGTCGTTCATCATTGAGTTTTCATAATTCAAACCACATCTAGGCAGTTGTTTACGTTTTATTTTAACCACCTTTGGCTTGCGTTGTGTTAAACCAGAGATTGTATTAATACCTTGGTTCATTTTATATCTAACATTGCTTATACTCCTACAAGTCAACTCAGATAGTTTCTTTATGGTGTATTCATTTCCTTCTATTTTGTAAAATTTAAGATGGCTCATTGTATTTTTTCAAAAGAAATACTGCCTTTTTCTAACATTTTTAAAATTTCCAGTTTTTGATTTTCTGAATTACTATCACTTTCAAAATTGGGAATTTCAAACGTAAGTGCCATTCCTTTTTTTGGCGGTTTGATTGTTAAAAATACTTTGTAAGCAATTCCTGCCTCAACTCTTTTAGCCTCAATCTGAGCCAATCGTTCAGCCTCAACTCTTTTAGCCTCAATCTGAGCCAATCGTTCAGCCTCAACTCTTTTAGCCTCAATCTGAGCCAATCGTTCAGCCTCAACTCTTTTAGCCTCAATCTGAGCCAATCGTTCAGCCTCAACTC